TGATATAACGGGTGAGTAATAAGTTACATTCGGTGAAAGCACTGTTCCTGTATATTTTATAAAATTAGTGCCATTGTATGTATAATAAGTTCTATTAGAGAAATACTGTGTCATAATTTTTAAATATTGCCCGATTACAGCATCGTATTGCAAGCCAAACATTTTAGTAATGTGGTCTAATAACTGCTTATAATTATCTGTTATATCTCTCCACAAAATTCCATTATATACTCTGTTTAATAAATAATTACTTGTATCAAATTCATATGAAACAGATACAGAGAAATTATTTGTATTTGTTAAATGTGCAAAACTATTTGTATTTATATTAAAATTAGAAAGAATACCATTTACTAACATATTTAAACTATTATAATATGTTACTAATCCGCCATTAAAATCATTTGTTTTGTCTTTTGCAATTGCATTACCAACAAAATCAAATCTTTTGGCAAACTTTGCAAAATCGTCTAATGTAACAAGCGTATCAAATGTATTTATATAATTAGCAGAAGCCTTTCGTGCATCGTCTGCCGTTTCTGGGTCAAAACCGTCTGTTCCCTCTGAATTAACAATTAACAATTCGGGATATCTACTATTAAGTAAATTAAATGCATCTGACTCTGCTCTCTTTAAGATTTTAGCATTTACTTTACCGTTAATGCCAGAGGATTGAATATAAAATAACTTAAATTTAGTTATATTAAGTTCTTCCCAGTAATCAATAAGTTTAATATATGGTTTATCAAATTCGTCAACATCAAACTCAAATAATCTCTCGTTAAGATTATCTGCTATATCAATATTCTCAACCTTATTCCAAACATTTCCACTATCATCTATTAAAGTAATATAATTCTGTTCAACATTTTGAACATTAAAATATATTCTATTATTTGAAATAACAGTTTTATCTACATTGTATTTATAGATACTGTGCCAAGCACTGTTTCCATTAAATGTATATGAAGTACCATTTTTATAAACGGTTGTGTCTGCATAAATATCGGGAGTTACAGGGATACCCTCAATTAATTTAGTTTGTTGTCTACCGTCTACCTGTCCATTTATGCCAGATACTATATATAAATCTTCTGTTGGGTTTGTATAACATATAGACCTGTCGGAAGAATAAAACCGTGTAAATCTCGGTATGTATATAACATCTGTTAATGATGAATTAGCATTATTGAAATAGCAATCGCAAGTCGCAGAACGATACCATTTCATTTTGTAACCGATAAGTTTGAAAATTTGGTATGCATTCTTTCTCTGCGTTACTGTATCAGGATATGCCTCTAAATATGCCTTATCAGTATTATACGAAAGCATATCGCCTAACATTGACATCAATTTAACTAAAACAATGCCAGGGTCAGACTCGTCACTCACTGACCACTGATTTGTAAGAGACGGTATTGCATTTATAAGGTCTTTGTAGATACTTTTATAATCTCTATCTACAACATCAAATTTAGGATTATCTGATATCATTATAACTCATCTCCGTTCAATGTCAATGTTAAAGTCTTGGTAGTTCCATCTGTTAAATCCTTATAAACTACCCTTATGTTTAAGGTGTTTTCATCAGCACCTTGCGAAATATAAATATCATCATTATTTACTAATACTCTTTTTTCATATCTCGTTATTGCATCTGAAATCGTTTTTCTTAACGTTACATATAAAGCACCGCCCTTAAAATTCAATAAATACTTTTTAACGTCAGTGCCAAAATTGGGGTCGCCTAACAACTCACCCTTACAACTTGATAAAAGCATAGCAAGACAATTGTTTATTGATTCCTGTCCACTTACCATTGTTGTTTTACCAGTTTGTGGATTGAATATTTTTCTAAACGGAAATGTTTTTATTGCCATACTGTTTCACACCACCTTATCAAGTCTTATAACCAGTTACTCTGGAATTTAAATCATAATCGTCAAAATTACCGCTTTGTTCTGTATCGTGATACCTTACTGCATTTCTGTCACACATTAACGAGCCGATACATATTGGTTTTGTTTTCATACCGTTTTCAAACATTATAAATACTATATCCCCTATTGCTGGATACGTGCTTGGAACATCTTGTAATTTCTTACCCGAAAACATACTTGACCAAGTATCTTCATAATCTGTTTTGTCTGTACCGATTTGGTCTTTGAAAAGTGGACCACACACTTGCGCCCAAGGGTATTTACCATAATCATCAGCACTGCCAACTTTATATAAATCAGGTTCCATAGGAAGTGTTTCATCTACATCTAATGCAGGTATCCACACCTGTACATCCCATTTGTTATTTGTATCGACTACTGTTCCATACTTATCTATTTTACTCTCTATATAGGGTTTTGGCAAGTATAAAATATTCCGTGTTACTATCCCTTTTGTTACGCCATAATAACCGTTTAGGTCATTAGACTTATGCCTATTTTCACTAACCCAATAATTCATAAACAACCACCATATTATTTTTTCTTTCCTGCCGACTGAATAATTTCAGTAATCCTTTCAGACATATCACCAGTTGCTATTCTGATTAACTCAAATTCTGTATTAAAGCCACCAGAACTGATTTGGTCTGTTATTTTAGTGATACGATATTCTCCTGCTGTATAATGAAGTCTGCCATAAATGCTTGGTTTTACATTAATATGAGTTAACATTGGAATATCATATGGTATTCCTAATGTTGATAATGAAGCCGTATATGGTGACTGTTGGAATATAGCCATATCCGCTATTGCAGTTAATATGTTCATTATTGATTCGTCACCACTGTTACCCTTTACTCTTTGGTTAACATATGAAGTTAACACTTCCATTACACCGTCACCAGTGATTGCTATATTATCATTTTTAGCCATATCTTTTATTGTGTTTTTAAGGCTTGCGGCATTAGCAATAGCAATAGAGCCTTGAAAATTAGGGGTAAAATTTAAAACTATATCAGTAAGTTTACCACTCATCCAGTTGAAACCAAAATCAACAACCTGGTCAGACGTAAACTTTTCATTAGGATTCACATAATCAAGAGTTATAACTCTTTTTCTGTCTTTCCTCACTAAATGGTCGTGAAATGTGTAAGTAAATGTGATTAAATCTACTGGCTCTGTTTGTTCATCGTCTTTGCTATTTTCCTTGCCACCGTCTTCACTGTCCGCTTCTGTTTCAGTTGTAATATTTATAGCACTCTGGTCTGGATTTAATGCACGAGCACTTGGTAAAATCGTAGAATTTATAAAATCAAACAATGGTTCATTAGATATATCAGTAAATAAATCTTTATTATCCACACAGCCACAGAAATTTTCTGGAACGCCATTTTTAATATCTTCGTTAGAATAATCACCATTTACACAATCTACAACAACATAGTCTAAACCAAAATTATCTATTTGTTCTTCTAATAAGCCTTTGACTAATTTTATAGGATTATATGTATCGCCTGCTAACTGTTTTAACTCTTCGGCAGTTTTTTCTAAAATAACGTCTTTAAGAATTGCAATTTCTGATACACCAGTAATCCTGTAATTAATCATACTATTAGTAATCTCAATAGAATAATCATATATTGTGCCTGTATAAGTCTCTGACTCCAATGAATCTAATATGCTTATTCCGCTTATATCAGCCGTATGTGTTTCTATGTCATAAGTAACCCAATCTGGAAAACGATAACCATAACGAAATTCTATTTTAGAGCCTATCAACTCTACATCTAACGTTTCTAATTTGCCTTTTTCGTCAATAGACGATGCGTCTAACGGGTCAGGATAATATGCTATATTTAAAGTAAAAGAGTTTGCTTTACCACACCCTGTTTTTTCGTGTGTTAATGATAAAAGATAATTTGATTTTGAATCAATATTACTTGTTGCAAATTCGAGGTCGCCTATTTTGCACCAAATGAATGGTGCATATGCAGAAGTCCAGCGTATAGAATTGCTTAACTTTTTTAAGATATTGTTTATATTAGTAACTTCATCTCTGGTAGCCGCACTCATAACCTCACCACACTTTTACTTTTCTAATACATTTCCTTTACTATATAAATCTAATAATTGTGGTATTCTTATAACTGTCCCCACAGGTATTTCAGCAAATGAGTCTATAATATTATTTGCTAATGCAATCACCCACCAATAAGTCGGCGTTCCGTATACATTATTAGATATTACATCTAAACGATTAGTTGTTTTACTCACAGTTATAAAAGTATCTGATTGCCCCTCTGATACTTTATAATCAGAAACCGTTTCGTGATAATATATTCCATTATACTTATCAAGTATTCTACGAACATTGCCATATCTTGAAACGTGAGCATATTTCTTAGGAACTGCGTACTCTAAATTTCGTAACTGTTCTTCTGTGATAGCACTAATTTTATACTTATTAGCATTGTTTTGCACTACTAATGTATTAACAATCATAAAATTATCACACCTTTACACAACATCAATTGGGTCATAAACCTCGTCTTGTTGAATCTCACCCATATCAATTGCATTCATTTGTATTTGGATATTACACACTTGATAATTACCATCAATTATAGGTTTACGCCACTGATAATTAACACTCGTTATATAACCTATTGCTACAAAATTACCTATTTTAACAAATACTGTTCTCGGTATATAACCATCGCCAGATTTAGTATGATATGTTGGATAACAAGCCCTGCGTATTTTGACCAAAAAATTATCAATATCTGGGTGTAATTCTCTATGAGTATCAAAACTAAAACTAACACTTCTATAACCTGCACCAACATATGTTCCAACGGGAACAGGTCTGCCAACTATATCATTAGTGCTCCAGTTAGCAGAATACCCCTCTGATATCTCGTCTGGGTACAGTGGCATTTTAATTTCTTCAAGTTCTACACCGTCTGAAAGTAATATAAAATTTTCGTCAACTGGTATTGTCGGTATAGGCGGAATTTTTATTTTTCTACTCACTGTTCTTCACCCATATCTTCTCTTATACTTTCCACCTGTTTATTAAGATAATTCTGATATGCTAAATCATAAAGCACAGAATATGCAGTCATATCAAAATAACCAAGTGAGAAATTAGATTTGTTTATTATCTGTAATTCTTTTATATACTGTTTCAGTTCATCACAATATACATATCTATCTGGAAATTTGAACGATGAAAATTCTTCGCCTGTGCCGTTCTGCTCTGATATTAATTTATATACAAAATTTATATCTTCTTGGTTTGAATAGGGATTTATAAGCATATCCAATAACGCTGTAAAAATCTCTTCTCTAACCATCCAAGGATTACCTTTGAAATCAGAAATCGGTAACGATAAAGTTCCGTCTTCGCTATTATGTGAACCGTTTAATATTTTAGAACAGTCTGTAATATTATCATACGGGTTAGTCTTTATAACCAACAAGTTGTTCGTAGTCATTTCAGAGCCACAGACTAATTTAAGACCAACCGAATTTGAATTACTTGATACTGCGTGTGTTCCAACATCTGTATCATAAATATAATTCTCTAATGTATCAGACTGTAAATTTCCTAAATAATTATCAAAACTGCTCACAGGAAATCCTCTGCCGTCATTGTAACTGTTAAGAATTTCCATATTTATTGCAGATTGATTGTTGCCAATAGTAATTTTGTAATTTACCATACCGTTTATCAAATATCTTGTAAATACAACATCACTGCCACTACATAAAAATCTTAAATGCTGAACTATTGTATCAATATTATAATAAACATATCCGCCACTGTCTAAATAATACAACTCTTCATTATTATATTGTGATTTTTTCCATTCGTGATATTCATTTACATTTGATAAAAATAATTTTTTATACTTTTCTTCAATACATTTACACAGATTTGCATACCTGTCGTAATTTTGATTGAAGTAATAAAAATCGTCATATCCCATATCATTAGGTCTTTGACAGGAATATATTAATCTATCTATCTCGTCTATTTCACCGTCATCATTTAAGTCACCAACTAAATATTCGGTATCTACGAATGATAATGGTATCTGTGACTGTTCATCAAACTGTTTTGTATACCGTGTATTAGGTATCAAAATCAGCATTGTTTTATATCCGTTTTCGCTTTCGGGTATTTCGGCTAAAATCGGAACACCTGGTATAACTTTTGTTGGCTCGTCATCCATACCTCGTATTTGTATAGAAGCTAAATTTGAACTTGTATATAGCTTATCAATTATATCAGATTTTTTAAGTTCACAATACCCAATTTTAATAGGAATAGAATATGTATAGTTGTGCGCTATAATAAACTTATCACCAGAATTACACTCAACAAATCCAACACGATAATTACTTGATTTTTGAAAATAACTATTACTAACTAAATAATTATTTACATAATCATTGTTAAAATAGTTTATCATATATCTAATGTCAAAATGTGGAAATATATTTGTTGGAGTTTGCTTTTTTAATACAACAAGAACAGACTCTAAATCAACGATATCATTCCAGTTTGTCACATCAATATTACGATATAAATCTGGATACTCTGCAACTCGCCAACCATACTCTTCTGTGATTTTTACAACATCATTATATAATGTTTTAAGAATAGGAATTATTGCCTTGAAACGCTTTACTTTTAACTCATCTTCACGTGAATCTGGATTATAGCCCTCAATCGACTTGGGGTCTTTCATTAAAAATACCACAATATCGTCTTCAATATGACACTGCATAGCATTAAACGGCTCGGCAAGAACTCTTAAATCTGGCTCTAATGGTGCACTAAACCGTAATGATTTCAGATATTCCACTAATGTATTTGAATAAATAGCATTGGGTAAATCTAAATACTCTATAAACTTCTTATGCGTATATTCGTCATATATCCAAGACAATCTTGTGGTATTAGAATAATTATCTCTTAAGAAGTATTGTAAATAGTTAACCATTATACCAGTATCACCATAATTAATATTCATTTTTTACAATACCCCTCCATTCATTTTTTATTAAACAATAGAACCAGTGGTCGGTCCTGACGGTCTTAAATTAACTATATTGCTGTCTATTCTCTTATCGTCTAATGGTAATAATCCGTTTTCATAATCAACTTTACCATTTTTCTCTTCTCTAATAGCACCAACAATATATGAGCCAACACTGACTATTGTATCAATTAACTTGTTTTCAAATTCAGCATTATCATTTTCATCTGCTTTTTTGTCATTTTTCTTGTTTTCTGTAAATCTATCTCTCGTTGCATTAGCAAGTGCCACAGTAGGACTCATTAAAGCCGCTTTCTCTAAAGCACGCCTATTAGTTAATTCTTTAAATTTATCACTCTGTGAATTGCTCATTGATTCAAGCACTTCACTTGCACTAACAGTAGATTTACCTAAAAATTCATCTGATGATTCACCCCTTGCTTTACCCTTGGGTAAATTACCAGAAAGTAAATCATTAATAGACTTCAACACTTCAAGAATAGATAAAACTGAACTTGCAGTTGATTTTTCTTCTTTTTTATCTTTCTTGCTGTCTTTATCTTTGTCTTTATTAAATATAGCATCACTACCACGCTTACCAAATAAAGTAGTTGCTATATTATTAATACTGCTACCTATTAAACCTTTATCTTGTATATCTGCTCTTTGTGCTTTTATAGTATCTTTTACGTGGTCTTTTGCTTTACTGACTGCGTTCTTTGCTTTCTCTCCAACTGCATTAAAAGCCTTTTGCAATTTTTCAGCATTTTCTTTGCCAACAAGAACACTTACATATCCCTTTGTTGCTTTTGAGATGCCATCTCTTGCAGTTTTCAAAGCACCACCAATAAGACCGTTTTCTTTAAAGTTGTCACCAACTTGTTTAACAGCACCTCTGATACTGTTTCTTGCTTTATCAATTGCCTGTGCCACCTGTTTACCAGAAACGACAGATGATACAGCACCAGCGAGTGCACCTATACCTGCACCAACAGCAGTACCAACGCCAGGAATAAATGAACCAATACCTGCACCTATAAGTGCATATTTACCTGCCTGTTTTGCAGTGTTTTGGAGTGAAGGTGCGTCTTCTGTACCAAACAGTGCACCAGCAACACCTGCTGAACTCTTGCGTGTACCCCAGTCGTCTGCTTTTTTGACTGCCTTAACAGCATCGTGCGCCATCCAAGCCGCACCACCAACAAGCGCACCAGCACCTATTATCGTTGTTGCAGTTGAACCTACGCCAGCCGAAGATAGTGCTGTTTTTGCACCGCCTAATAGGGATTTTCCACCTTGCAGTGCTTTGCTTCCAACTTCGCTAAAACTTTTTAATTTTTCACCAACACTACCAAAGTTTTTAAGTTTTTCAGTGAGTTTGGGAATATCTTTTAATTTGTTTAAAAAACTACCGCCTTCACCGCCAAGAAAGTGCTTTAATAACTTTGTTCCGCCTTTTTCTACAAGACTGCCTACAAATTTAGGTGCGGCTCCAACTAACATACCAATAAACCCAGAAGCAAAATTTCCTATCACACTTGGTGCTAAAAACATACCAACTTGTGTTCCAAAATTTTCAACTGCATTCCAGAACACATTTGTGGCAGAGTCAAATGTTTTTGCGTTGTCTGCCGCTTCTTCGTATGCTTTCTTACCTTCTTTTAGGTCTATCTCGTCAGGGTTTTCTTTAAGTTTACCAATAATATCTGAAGTTCTTTGGGCACTTTCAGTAGTATCCCAACCACTAACACCCCAACCACCTAAAAAGTTACGAACAGCACCCGCACCAATTTGACTGCCTGCGTTTGCGGCTACCTTGTCAGTAACTTCTGAAGATTTTTTAAGAGCACCTGTACGGCTTAATCCCTCATTCATACCAATTATAAATTCTTTTGTTGCCACATCGCCCTGAGTTATCGCTCGATACTGATTCTTTTCAGCACCAATCATTTTTTGAACAGTTTGATATGCCTCTTGTGGCGACATACCATTATTAGTTAATTGATAAAGTATCTCTTTATATTCTTCTGATAAACCATTCTCTCCACCAGTATTATATGCAATACTTGTTAATTGCGGGAAAAGGTCTTCTTCTAACGATGTAATAACACCAGATTGAACTAATCTATTACCCGCTTCTGTGGTTTGCAATATCAGGTTTTGACCTTTAAGAGTTTTAGCGGCATCATCGCCCGCAGTTTTTTCGTACTGATAGCGACTTTCAGAATAATTGTCTAACCACGGCATTAACTTGGAATCGAGTGCTCTTTCAACTGATTTTTGATACAACTCTTTATCCTGTAATCCCATTTTTGCCATTGCTTGCATTTGAGGCATTACTTCTTTATTTATATTCAAAGCACCACCATATTGCTTTGCTTCTTTTATAGTGCCTTTATATAAATCAGTCACGCCTTTACGGGAATACTCACCAGTTTCTTTATTACGGTTAGCACCAGTTCTACCTGCAATTTCAGTAAACGAATTATTATAGATATCTATCATACTATCCATACCCTGTTTAAAGGATGTGGTGAATTTAGATACTATTTCTGTAACACCGTTTGAAATGGTTTTAATGACACCCTGTGCCATTTTCTCACCAGAGGTTACTTGTACTTCTGCCGCTTGTTCCATAGCATCAGATGCTTTTTGAACATCCTTAAGAGAAACAGTTGGGTCGCCCTCGTCATAAGCCTTTTTCTTTTCACGAAAAGTTTTTGCGGTTTCATACTGTGTTTGGTATAAATCTTTTTGTAATTTTGTAATAGCAGTAGCCTGCTTTGCCTTTAAATCATTTTCCTGCTTTTCAAGTGATTTATCACCTGTCCAAGTATCGTAATCGTCTCTTCTTTTCTTTTTAAGTTCACTTAACTTTTTCTCTGCTTCTTTGCGTCTCTTTTCCTCTTCTTCAAGACGTTTTGCTTCGGCTTCAGCCGCTTTTTTCGCTTCTTTTTCTGCCTCTTTTGCTAACCGCTTTTCTTCATCAGCAATACGAGCAGTAACCTTTTTGTGTCCTTGACCAGCATTGCCATTAACTAAAGTGTTATTTCCGACTTTAGACATATTGCCGAGTTCGCTTGTAATAGACTTTAACTTTGATACAGTTCTACTTACACTTTTATCTACTTTTTTATCTGTATCAGTAATAAGTTTATTAATTGCTTCACTGACTTTACCAAGACCTTCAACAAGTTCACTTGATATGTCAATTGGGGTTATTTCGGGCTTATCACCACCTGCTTTATTCCCCTTATTCTTTTTCTCATCAGCCATTGTCTAAAATCACCACACTTCGGCTACTGGTTTTGTTCTAATATCTTTTTCTCTTCTTCTTTAATTTCTTTAAGCGTATTTAAAACAATTCTTCTATCGTATGGACACAAAAAATCTGTATCTAAAAATGTTAAACTTTGCGATAAATAACTTATATAAACTTGCTCTTCTATAATTCTGCGATATTCTAATTGTTTATATGTCGTACCGTCCTCAAATACTAAATTTTGGTCGAAAAAACTCTTCCGTTATAGGCATTGAAAAATGTAAATCAATACCACAAGTAGGACACTCTGTATCAATAACAGTGTCAAGACCAAAATTATTAACCATTTCGTCATAAATACTGTCAAGATACCTTAAATCCATAGCATTCATATCTTCAACATATACTTGCTTTTTGTAATCTGGAATAGACTCACCGTTAACCTTGTCTATAATATATTTATATGAAAGCACAAAACTGGGGTCACCAACATAATCCTTATATTTTGCTAAAATCTTTTTAGATTCTTTTTCCATATTAATATTTTCGTTCATAGTGAGTATTTTGCAAGTAATTATATCGCCACTCTTTGGAAGTGGACCAATTTCAAAAGGCTCTACAAAGTCATCTGGAACTTGATTAACGGCAAGGTCATCAAGATTAACTCCGACTCTTACAGCCTTATCACAATGACTGCAATAAACATCTACATTATATAAACTACCGTATGTAACAATACGGAGCATATAAAGCAGATATTGCACGTCAAACATTTTAAGATTACCAGCATCAAAGTTTTCTGGACTTACAACACAAGAATTGAGTAAATTAATAATTGACGACATACCATTAGAAGAAAGTCTTATTTTTTCATCCATAGTAGTCATTGCACGAAGTGTAATCTCTTTAGGAATTTCACTACCATAAAGAACACCGTTTGACGGTAAAGTGAAAGTTTCCATAATAGGAACTCTCGTTTCTGTGTTTTGATTTAAGTTTCCGTTATTTGCCATAATATTTTTGTCCTCCATATTTTAATTTAATAGGACTTCAACACATTTTTTTGAGTTTATATATTGAAGTCCTATATCATTTAACAATATTATGTGTATTATTAGTCGTCAGGCATTATAAGGTCATAAACAAATGTGCATTCAATCTGTCTAACTTGGTTGCCATCTTGTGAAAATTGCCCAAGGTTAAGCGAAGAAATCCAACAACCTATGATAGTCCAAGAACGCTGAAGTTTGCCCTTGGTATCATATTCCATAAGAACGGCTTCTTTCTTATACTCTTCTGCATATCCAATTTCACCAGTCTCATAATCATATGCTTTCTTCTGCCACTCTGACAGTGTTCTTTCTGTGTCGATACCAACAAAGTCATTACAAGTGATTGAAGTGTCAGCAAATGTAGGCTTACCAGCAAATTTAACACTACTGTTACCATAGGGCACAGTAATAGGTTCTTGCTGAATGTTAGGTGCGGTGAAAGAAGCGACAGCAAGCATTATTTTTTCACCCATATTACCATCTAAACCAGTAATCTGTAACTCGAAGTTATTTGTACGCATAGGCTCAAAGTTCTGACCATTAGCCATATGCCGAGCGTCAAGTGGATGGGTAGGAAAACCAGCCATAACTCTACCTCCTGTTTTAATTATTTATTATATGTATAATTATTTATTGCCCTATTAATTATTAGGCTCTTCGTCAGCAAATGTAACACCACTACGATAGAGTTCAAAGGAAATAATAACATCTTCAACGGCTCTGCCAGGAACAATCTTAATAACACCACGAAGCGTGTTGTTATCAATATCATCGGCATCGTTAGTAGTTTCGTCCATAATAATCTGATATTCCTGTAATGCTCCGTTATCAAGCATTTCAGAGAACATTGGACGAAGACCAGCCTTGAACTCATTCCAAGTGTGAACATTGTTATACTCGAACAGTAATCCAATAGCAACTCTGCGGATTTCTTTCTTACACTCAAGAACAACAAGTCTAACACCAAGTTCTTGTAATGCTGAACGAGTACCTACAAGTTGGTCGGAAGTATCATAAAGAGTTCTCTGACCAAAAATGACATAACCATAGTTGTTAAGGAACATAACGGGGTTAATATTAGTCGGAACATCTCTGTTCTGCCAAGTGTCTAACAGTGTAGAGCCAATCATATATTCGGTCTTATAAACATCGGGAAGTGATGCTCTGTTAACGCCAGCAGGCGGAAGATATACAGGATTACCGTTTTCAACTGATTCTGCTAATGCAGTAAGGAATACCATTGCAGGTGAACACCACTGTCTGTCACCGTTATAAATGCTCATTACCGCCCAAGGTGCAAAGACAGATGCATAAGATGACGGCTTACCACCAATTGACTTGAAGTCTTGCTTTACATTTACAGACTCTTTCCTGTAATCGGGATTCAGAATAGCAACACAGTCACCTCTGAATGCACAAAGGTCTGCACAAGCATTATAAACACTCGTGCCATTAGAATTAATAAGATAACTTGTGGTATAGATATTACCAAGAGTGACATACTTAACATCAAAAAGAATCTTATCTTTAATGTTATCTAATCCACGGGTAATGGTATCTGCTAAAATAACAAAAGCATCGGGGTCGGTAGTAGTGTCTAACGCATCGTTAATAGTATAATCCTTACCCATAACGCCAGCAACAACCACATTTTCATTTTCAGTTTCGGGTAAGATAACTTCGTTACCCTCGCCAGTAGTTACTTTGTCATCGCCAAGAACAATATTAGACCTTACAGCAGTCTTTGTTAAAACACCAGTGCCAGTTCCATATTTAGGATTAACAAGAACTTCATCGATTAAGTAGTTAGGATGTTCTGCGGAAATAGAAATATCATCTGGAACAGACGGGTCAAGTTCAGGATTACGAATATATTTAATCTCACCAGTTTCAGCAGAATCATTTTCAAATGTTCCCGTTGTACTTGTTAATGTGTTAATAATATAAGCGTTGAAAGAAGCAACATCAGAAAGATTTTTCTCACCAGTTTCAAGTTCAATGTACTTTGAAGAGCCAATTGCTTCGCAGAAACCCTTTGCAAACTTTAAGAGATACTTAGCATCAATACCAGTAGTGCTATTAAACTTGGCTTCACAGATTTCAACATATTCAAGAACTTCAAGTGTACGAGTATCAATAAGTTTATAATACAGTTTATTAACATTCACATTAACTGTAAAGATGATTGCTAATCTGTTACCGAAAGTTCCGCCGTATTTCTCTTTGAAACCGATAACAAAATCTGCAACAGGGGTAGTTACTGTGCTTTCACTTCTTGTGTAATACTTGGGGTCAGACGGAATGGGATTTGCAGGTATCTCAACTTCATTATACTGTCCAGGATGTTCAGTATCTGCTGTGTAATACTGTGTGCCCTCTACAGGCTCACCACCCGCTTCAACCTCTGTGTATGTATAAGTAGTTGTGGTTTCAAGTGTATTCTGTGTTATTTCAGAGGCGGATGATACTAATTTTTCATCATCAACGTCATAAGTTAATTCGTGATTTACATCGTCATACTTATACGGAACAATTCTCTGAAACAGAACCCTAAATCCTTTTCTTAACATCTGCGCCGCAAAGTCCCAGCCTGTGCACAACTTATATGTATTAATAGTAGCAGAAGTGGGATAACTTTCAGCAGGAGGTCTGTCACCAAAAATGGATGCTAAATCAGAATGAGAATTTAATAATCTGGGTGCTTCATACGGTCCAGTTATTGAAAAGCCAGGTATCCATACAATATTATCATTATCAAGATAAATATTAAATACCGATAAGTCCTTTTCATTAATAATAACTCTGGGCATCAAATCACTCACTTTCTATTTATTATTTATCTATTTTAGTGCTCTTTTTCTTTTTCTTTGGCTTGCGAGATACAGGCTTAACAAATGTCTGCTCAATAACTTTTACAATAGGTTTATTCTCAACAATAGGAATAACCGCTAATATTTTCTTATCATATGTAAAATCGTCAGGTATCTCGGCAACAGCTCTATTATATGGCTTTAACAGAACACCTTGAACACAAAAAGGCGTTCCTGTTTTATTAATCAGTGTCGCTTTCATTTCCTAAAATTCCACCTTTCTCATCTGTTCCAACAACTTCATATCCAACAATAAGTTTAGTAAATGGTCTGGATGAGGTCTTCCAGAGGTAAGCATCATCAGTGTAAAATGAAATTGATTGCCTAAAATATTCGCCACGATTTTTGAATTCTACAATATCACTATTATCTTCAATATCACTATTAAAGAAAATATTGAATTTATGTTTAAAATCAGCACCATACGGAACAGTAACTTCCATTTCTGGGTGATTATTGTAATAGAAAATTAACTCTCTGAATATCTCGTCATTTTCTGCACGAGTTCTCGTCCACACATCAAGTACATAATTTATCTGTATAGGAATAATCTGTATTCTCTGTGTGTAATCTTTTTCTAAATCACTCTTAATCAAAGCACCGTCAAATTTTTGTGAGTGTTGTGGATTAAGTATTGACCAACCTGTTCTTGCAACACTTATTAACGGTAATTTAACATAATCTTTTGAATCTGCTAATTTACCAACGGTGCTGAAAACATTTTCTGTTGGCTCAATATAAATTCGTGTGTCTTGAGTCAATTCTCTTAAATTTTCAATTATAGCATTATCATACAGAACACAACTCATTTTACTAACAACACCTTACCTATTGGGTATCTATGTAATACTTGTAATACAAAAGTTCTCCAATACACATTTATATTATTTTCAAATGAATTAAATATATTTGAGAATATATACATCGCTGGAAACTCTTCATTGCCTTTATCTAAGAACCTGACAATGCTATCTATTGTATTATAAGTGTTGGGAAAGTTTACACTCTTAAACTTTATGATATATGTATGTGTTTTTTCTATTTTTAAACACTCCATATTATTTAATATAACATCTAAAACATAAGACATATTAATACTTTTAGGCTTTTCTATCCAATGGATTGCTGTTGTGCTTAACATTAAATCTTCGTGCATTTGTAATTTTTGAATAGGAACATTTTTACGAATATAAGAGATAACAGTTTTTCTCATAGATTCACAAAATAGTTTCTCTATATTTCTTTCCTTTTTATCTCTGCTTTCAACCCTATACATTATACGCATATAAAATTACTCTTTCACATTAAGATAAGAAAAATTAGGACTATCTGGCTCAATTACAGGATGGTCTTTAATATATTCTTTACCATATTTATTATCTGGCGAGTCTGAATCTGTATCAGCATCTACAGTATCTGCATAATTATAGTTAGAATCAGTATAATTATCTTTTGCCTCGTCAGTAAAGAATATGGGTGCTAATGTGCAAGTCCAACAATCTGGAAATTCAAGTATCATTTTTATAGAAGTTATTTTAAAATCTCTTGTGCTGTCTAAATCAAAGTCTTTTATTGATATTGTGCAACCTATTTGAATATCCTTTGCATCAAACGGTAACTGTGCAATATATGGTTTATCATCGGAATTTTCAGACATCCAACCAATTTTTCTCAATGTCGCCACTGATGGATTTTCATTAAATATAATATCCATTTCTTGCGGCTCAGATAACTGATAATTAAATTCTGAGTGAGTTGATACCGTGTATGATAACACATATCTATATAATGCAGGAATACCCCTTAATTTCGCACACTCTTTAAAGAAACCTTTCCAAATAGTAGCATCATTACGAGTCAATAAGCCCATTTTCTATTCGCCCTTTCAAGTATTCCTCTTCCACTGAATCATCTATATCAAGGTCGTCACTCATATCAACGACAACTGCATCACCAGGTTCAAGTTCCTCTTCATCGTCTTCGGTTTCATTTGGTTCATTTTCCCATATGCCAAGTTCTTTATCATAATCGCCTCTTGCTTGACGAAGCCTGTTAACAGTTGTACGGGAGTGAACACCGCTTGCATTAACAAATAACTCATCATCTTCAAGACCAAGTTTAGTCTTAAATAATTCAAGATTATCCCTGATAATAGCATTAAGTTGTGTGGCTACTTTTACCAGCCATCTCTTACTTGCTAATAATGCTAACAGATGTTTACACATAGAGCCTTTGTTATCTTTAGGATTAGTAATCTTAGGTGGTCTTGTCTCCTGTTTACCGTATTTATAACCAAATTTACTGGCATAATATGAAAATCTATATATAAAATCTGGACAAGTGCAATCAACATATATGTCTTTATTGTCTATTGACCTTTGTAAAACTCTTATACAAGTCTGCAAATTAACATTAGGAACTGCCTGTGATTTAATAACAGTTTCAAGTTCTTTTAATACACCAACATATGCTATTGTGCACTCATATTTACCAACAGGAACTTGTATTACCAATTGGTCAGAACCTAATAACTTCTGTATATCTATGCCTTTGTAACTTAATGGATGGTAATTTGCTTTTTTAGCATACCGTTCTGGCGACTGCTTTTTTGATTTACCAACCATATTTTTTCTTGTAACTTCGCTCAAATAAATAGGGGAGCAATAGTTACATCTTTTATTGACTTTTATATCTATCACTCCCCACATACATATTCAGTTAAATATTAAAACAAATCGTGATAATTAAATATAATTAAATATAATTATCTATGATACTTTTTGCCAGGCATAGGACGACTTGCCCTTGCTCTACGGCTTGCTTCCATCGCTCTGCTACGGTTAACGGAAGGCTTTCTATTCTCACGAGCAAGATTGCCAGAGAACTGAAGTCTGCCTTCTTTAAGTGACTTGGTAACATAGTTGTACTTGAGACCTTCGCACTTAATAGTATTGCCAACCTTACGAACAGCAAAACGGAACGGAGCAGTTCTGCCTTCGCACTTAAAGGTATTGGTAGTATCCTTTGCAAGAAGTGCACGGCTGTTGGGATTGAAACCCTCAAAAGTAAGAACGGAACGCTTCTTTGAGCCGTTCTTCATAGTGATAACACACTCAACCTTAAGAGCCTTGCGAGCCTTGTTATAGGTCGCTGACTTCATAGCGTATGCACGAGCATTCTTATAGTTCTCACGAATGAACTTGGTCATAAAGGGGTTGAAAGTGCTCTCGTCTAACTGATAACCAGTGAACTTAGGAGCAGTTCTCTTGGTAGCAGGTCTACGGTTAGCAGGCTTTCTCATTTCAGCCTTGCGAGTTGCGGGTCTGCGAGTACGGCTCACAGGTCTACGCATTTCAGTCCTTGCTCTTTGTGCTCTTGCTCTTGCTCTGCGATAAGCCTCTTCAGCCGCTTTATCTTCCTCGTCAGAATCTTCAACATCAGCTTCAAGGTCGTCCTCTGCTACATCAGCTTCAAGGTCTTCGCCACCGTCATCAACGGTAACATCAACATCAACCTCGTCCTCAACGGGTGCTTCTTCATCTTCGCCAGCTTCTGCAACCTGTCCTACAAGAACAAATGCTTCGGGGGTTTCAGCACATACAGGGCACTCGTCACCGTCTTTCATCTCTTCGGGAGTGAAGAAAGTAGAACCACAAATGGGGCAAGAATATGTGAGGTCATCAACATACTCGTCAGTGGTGGGAATTTCGCCTTCGGGGGTTTCATCAATAATGTCTTGAAGTTCGCTTGCAACAGTATCAATGTCAGTAGCGTCAATCTCAGGGTCAACAACTACTACGATATCATCAGCAACATCATCAACAACATCGTCATCAACTTCGTTATCAATAACATCAACGGTATCAACTACATCATACTCTGCTTCGGGGTCGCCAGCATCATTAATGGTATCAAAATAATCTTCTTCTGCTTCACGAACAGCCTTGCGAGTAACTTTCTTTTCGGTTACTTTCTTTGCAGGTGCTTTATTAGCAGAAACGGTCTTTTTCGCAGGAGCCTTCTTGGATTCAAGACAAGCCTGCATAACTTTTTCAAAACTATTAGTCGCCATAATTGTCTACGCTCACTTTCTTTAGTTTTTTATTTGTTATTTAAATTGCTTACTTATTTAAGTATAGCATATTTTGTGCTGTATGTCAATTAATCTATCGGTAAAAGCATATCAGAATTACTGTTTAAATACTCTCGTATTTGTTGCATTTCTGCTTGTGATTCTGCCAACAGCTTTTCACCATCAAGTTTGTATGTGGAAGAACCCAAATCATACTTACTGCGGACTCTACCAACAGCCTCTTTAGTGAGTGCTAATGCAAGCCTTCTAATCAAGTTCTGCCAAAACGGTTCAGTAATTTCATCAACTGACTCATAGTCTGGCGTATATACAAGTGTAATGGTTGTAGGTAATGCCTGTTGACAATAAACATACAGTTTCTCATTACTTTTATCAAAATTAAAGTCCAGGTCTGTTGCCAATGTACTCTTATTCTGCTGTGCAAGTAAATATCTCGCATAATCAGTAAGAGTATATGTGTTCAGTGCACTCTGACGAGAGTATATATACATAACATCTTGGAAACCACCAGGACCACTTGTATTATGACCCCTCATCAGGTATACAACATTGGCAACTTTTAGCCCAGTTAAATCAATCACTGGTGCGTATGGAACAGTCATTGTCTTAACATCTGTAATGTTATTCTTGATTTCAAGGAATGCACTATCAACAAAGAATGGTACATCGTCTGCTAATTCAACATTGACTATGCTCGAACCCATCATTTTCATAATATATTCCACATAATCTTCTCGTCTATATACAGACACTTTAAACACCATCCTTTCTCACATAATTAAACTGGTCAGTTGGGGGAATGCTGGAGGACAGAGGACACGCCCCCAACCGCCTTTATATACAAAACCCTTGCAGGTGATGTATCAAATTAAACTAAACAACCATAGATTATACTCTGTCCTATATTCTATTAGTTGCAAACAAGAATGCTAATTAATATTAGCCTTCGCCACCGTCAGTTCCACCCGCATCAGCGGGAGTAACAGTAACAGGGAGAGTGTCAACAAGTGCCTTAATGAACTCAGTCTCAAGAACACCGTCAACAGCAATCTCTACACTCTCGCCAGCTCCGAGCTTAATCTGGAAATTGGTGAGGGGGAGCGGGATAGCAATGGTATTGTCTCTAAGACCGTTACCGTAAGGACCAGTTTTAGCACCAGGATTTACACCGTCTTCAACGCCAAGACCGCCAGGCAGATTATAACCAGTACCATAAGCAGGCTCGTCAACTGGGAGGGTATTAGTAATTAAGAAACTATCAGCCATAACTTACTTACCTCTTTCTATAAAATATTTTTTATTTGTGTAACCACAGTCAGTAAACAGAATTAACTGAATACTGACCGCAGTTGTGTTAAATGATTGTTACAATAATATCACACTATAACTTATGTAACATTACAATGTGAGCATTATGTCACAAATTATTAGTCGGTAATGTAACCCTTAATGTACATCTTGTCGTTAAGGAGCTTCTTACCATACATAGTAGCATAACCACGCTGACCACGGAAATTGGCATCCATAATAAGGTCAGTCGAGGAAACAGGCATATACGGGCAGTAGAACGCACCAGCATCAAACATTGTGCTACCCTTGTAGCCAAGAACAAACTCATTGGGAACATAATCGGGGTTAACAAACACCTTGTAGTTACCAAGAGTGCCAAGGAAGTGAGGACCAACAGCAGTTACACCGCTGGGAGTGAAGTTACGCATTGATTCAACAACAGTCGCAACATCAATACCGCAAACCATAAAGTTAGCCTTAACTTTACGAGTTGCATCAAAAATTCTGTTAGAGCCTTCGTTGAGCTTAACCATAAATGAATCATAATGGTCAACAAGAGCAATGCCAGGAGTGATTGTTCTGCTCCAAGTAAGGGGAGCACCAGCATTAGCAAACTTAACAAGGTCAAGAGTTAACTCATTGTCGATTTCGTGAGCGATTTCGCCAGTGCTTTGAGTGGCAAGGAGAGTTTCAATATCCTGACCATACTCTTTCATCAGTTCGTAGGAAGCATCAAAGCTCCAAAAACTACGAAGAGTTCTTGCGTGTGCTTCAATGGGAACAGACTTAATCTGAAGTTCAATTTCAGGAACATTAGTCCAACCAGCGGCACCATATCCAGTATAAGTGTCAGTAGTGCTACCAGTAAAGATGTTACCGTCAGAACGAACATCCTCATTGTTGAAGTAATAAGTAATAGCGATTGCTTCAGTTGTAGGAGTGACAAGAGTAAGTTTGTATTCGCCAGTTACAGCATTAATAGCAATCTTATCACCAGTCGCAAATACTGTGCCAGCTTCAGGAACAAGAGCATATTCAGTCATAGTTCCGTCAGTGCCGATAGGAGTAAATGTGACAGAAGCCTTGCTGTCGCCACAAGCAAGAGCCATAGGTCTGGTTACAAGGGTGCTTACAGGTGTCCAAGCAAGTCTACCTGCATTGGGATTTGTGCCGTCACCTTCGGTAAGATATTCACCATCAACAAAGTCAGAGGTGTAATTGGGGTCTGACTTACCCATATTGATGGAAGAAGCAAATACATCGCCAGCTTCAGTCTTGCCCTTGGGCTTGCTGTACGAATAATCGATGTAATTTAACATCAAATATGTTACATATGTATCGTTTCCATACATACTCTATATGTTACCATATAGTTCGGACTATATCACATACTTATATTCTATTACCGTTTATAAGTATCTCAACACTTCCAATTCACTTGAATTGTACTCTACTCGTTCATTCGGTAATGTTTTTCTCATTACCTATACTTTCGATAGTCTCTGCACATTTTCTATTTCGTTTCTTAAATTTTCTACCAAGCCTGAACCCGCTATTCAAATAATCATTAAGATTATCATTAGGTACAAATTTATCTATAATATCATTTGTAACCCAAACTCTGCCAATATTTCTATTTGTTGCTGACCTTGATAATCTTTCGTGTTTAACACCAACATCAACAGAATTCCAATATTCTTTTTGTTTATTTGAAATTTTAGATTTAGTTTCTTTAGTAACTTTATGTCCAAATTTAGCACCAGAAAACGATTTCTTGAAATTTTTATCTGTATTAAATTTATTTTTAATGAATTCTGAATGTTCTTTTCTTATTGCTTCCATATCATCTGGCGACAAATATAAACTAATGTCGCCTCCGTCACCACCAAAATGAATATTATAAAACTCTTTTGAATTACAAGCATCATAATATGAAATCCAATAAATTTCCCTCTCATTGAGAGATTCTAATGTATCACACTCTTCAAGTAATTCCACCTTGAAATCAGTTCTTACATTATAATTATGTGCTTTAATATCTCTTTTAAGAAGTTTTCCAGAACCTATATATTCATTTCCAACAAATTCAACAGATTTATGTTTTCCAATATACCGTTTACCATTTACTAAATTGGTAGTCATATAAATATAACCATACATATATTACATCTCCTAAATGTAATTTATATATATACAAAGCAGTAATCCTATCAATTAGGAGTATCAAGGAAATGGTTTGCAACCCACTGTCCTGCTATTGTATTTGAAATAGAACTTTGCTCAGTATTGCCCTATACCTTACATCACAATATAGGGGTTTCACTGAATTCGTTGAGTTTTTCATAATGCGTCACCGCATTAAGCGGCAGTATATTTACCGATTCTATTATCCATCGCCTGAACTGCGTAGCAATCAAATGCGATAAGGTTGGGAACTACGGAAGTAACTAAATCGAGAGCATATCTTTTATATTGACCAATTGCACTCGGATTAACAGCTTCCATAGCCTTCATTCTCTGATGAGTATTTTCAAGGGTATTAGCAAGAGCGGCTCTCTTCTCAAAGGAAAGAGATTCTTTCTTGGCTCTTTCTACCATACCAATTCTCTTTGACCATCTACCAATGAGGTATTTGGATTTTTGGTCCATAACATTAGCCATAGTATTAATCCTTCTTTCTTTTATTCAATTAAAAAATAATTGTGTTGCGGTGAATTTCACACCTGCTATTATAAATTTTTGCAAGCACTCTCAAGAAAAGTCATAGTCTGTTTATCCTCGTCCGATAGATTGCTCCTATTTTCAACTATTTTGGTAATATTACCAGGGATAGCGAAAGGCAGAGCATCATATCGCCTCTTTCTGTCAGCCATTTCACCAACAACTCTATCAATATCTGTGATAGTGTAGCCTCGTGGAAGTAATTCCCTAACGGTATCTAATTTTAAACCGTTTTGTGCACACTTTGTTTCAAGATACTTATTAAGAGCCTCGGTGTTCATTTGTCCTTGTTCAGCAAGAGCCTTTTTATACGAGGATATTTGCTTTTGTGTTTTCTTTTCCTCAAGCACTTGCTTTGAAGTAATAGACTGTACTCGTTCACTTAATTGAGAACATTTTTCTTTTAAAGCACCATTAGCTTCCACTAAATCCTTAATCACAGACTCGGACTCATTAAGGGATTTAACAAGAGATTCATTTTCTGATTTCAGTATTTTTCTCTCTTCTGCAAGTTTACGGACAGCACTTTGTGATTGTTCAAGATTTTCAGCAATCCTGTTTCTTTCCTCTGTTAACTTATCAACATCGGAATTTGCTTTACAAAGGTCTTCCCTTATAGCATTGGCTTTTCTTTCGCCATTTCGTCTTGATTCATTAAGACGATTTTGAGAATCATTAATTACTGTTTCAAGTGATGCTGAATTCTCTTTTCTTGTTTCCACAAGTTTTCTCTTAACATCCGTTAAGTCTCTTTGTGATTCATCAAGGGCTTTTTTAGTTCTTGCTAATTCGCCTTTGAGTGCTCTGTACTCTCTGTCTTTTCTTGCACTATCATTAGCAAGTTTTGACTCGTAGTACTTACTTGATTTTACAGCGTATTCAGTTTCCATAGCACCATTATATACCTCTGTTTGCAATTGTGCACAGTTAACCATATTACTCTGTAAACTCTTTCTCAACGATTTAACTGCTTGTCTGCTCTCGTTATACGCTCTGTGTAATCTCTGATACCTAATATTATTAGCGGACAGTTTAGATTTCAGAGTGTCAACTTCGTCAGCAAGTCTTATATTATCTTCGCTGATTCTTCCAAGGTCGTTTTCTAAGATTGACAAGATATTGTCTCCGTCTTTCATAGATTTTAATTTTATATCAATTGACTCTTTAATGGAGTCAAGACCTGGTAAATTACTAACCACTCTTTTGAGTGATTTAAGCTCTGCAACTGATGTTGCTGTTTCTACCTCTTTTGCAAATGTATCTGCAAGAGAGACCTTTGCTTTATTACTTCTCTTTTTAGACTCTGTTACGGCAGGTCTTGCAGACTTAACAGCAGGCATAACAACCATATCAAATGCATAAAACTGATATGTAGAGGGGTCAATGATTACTTCTCCGTCTTTTTGGATTTCGTCACCTAATCCCCTGCTTGATACACCAATAGAACAACCATACTCTGCTAAACTTTTAAGTATGTGTCCCTGTGGCGTATCTAATATATCGAAACCTGCATACACATTACCATCATCTGATATTTCAAGATTGGTAAGCACAGCAGAGATTTCTTTTATTGAAGTTTCTATTCTGTCGGTATTATCGGCAGGGTGGTCATTTTCGCAGAAACAAGTCATTGTTTCCATCATTTCTTTATAATCATCACTCTTAATGATATTTTCCCATAATTCTCTTGGATACCGTCTGCCGTTACGAGTGGGTTTATTATATTGAGCGGCTATACCCTCAAGATGACCTAATGCTTTCGGGTTTCTACCAGATGCTTTCTCATTGAATTTTAACGGAGCACCGCCATTCTTTTCAATTAAAACACTTTTAGCCACTATCGTCACCCCTTATAAAATAAAATATATTTAATACCAATAACTCACCCACAGCCATACGAGTGTGAGCAAGTTATAATTATAACACTGTTATCCATAAACCTTGTTATACAACAATTCTGGTCATTTTTTGGCGATTTGTTCAAAAAATTAGCACTTTTGCCAAATACGATATTATATATTATATATTATATATAATATTCGTCAAATTGCACAAAAATATCAATATCTACCCTTTACAGAAATCTCACCAGTTTTGTTATTATAAGACACTTTTACATTATACTTTTCTTGTATTTTAAATGTGGCTTTCTTAATTGATTCAGCCGTAGGTTTTACAGAGGACTGAAATTTACCATCTATTGTTCTGCCCTCTGTTTTCTTATTCAATGTTGATTTTTTATCACACTCAATACCGCTTTTACGGAATATATTATCCATATCCGTTTCATATGCTTCAAGTATAATATCTTTATCTGTTCTTTTAGGAATTACAACAGTTTCTGTTAATTTATTCATTACCACTCATCCCTGTTCCTTTTTGTTTTCCTTGACTCATTCTTTTTCTCTTTAAGCATTTTATTAATAAAATAATTATAATCGTCATCATCAAAAATTTTATTTTCAATAATATTTCTCATTGACTCGTATTTTTTGTCGGCAGACATTTTTTCATAAATATATTCGGGATAATCCTCAAACATAATAGTATGCATTGCGAAAGCAAACAACTGTGCATCATAACTCTCTAACATATCATCCCACAAAATTTTAGCGGTTGTTTCACCGTCTTTGCTCTGCACAAATTCATAAAATAAATTATAATTATAATAATATTTATCATAACATTCATCACAAATATCTAAACTGTTATCATTATTATTTTCACTCTCTAAATATTCTTTGTCACAAATATCACACATTGCATAATCTTCTATGTCATCCGAACCGCAATCAGGACAAACTACATCTGCCCAACTGCCCTCAACAGCATCATAGAAATCTTTTCCACAATTATTACAATGGATATGGTACTCTCTTGTCATAATTCCACTCCTATTTATTAAAATAAAATCAACAATATTACCCACCCACGGTAATATAACAATGAGTGGGTAATATTTTTTCTTACCATTATTAAACTTTTACATATTCGGCGGACACCCATTTATTCTCGCCAATACGATAAAATCCATTTTTAGTTTCATAAATTGTAACAGTTTTTCCTTTTTCAAGGGTATCGACCACTTTATAACCCGTTCCAGGACCTTTTCTAACATTAAGAACACTTGCTGTCACTTTTCCAGTCTTTTTTATAGTGCTTGGCTTATTAGTGTTGTTATTCTCTAAAGGCTTTGTTAAATACGGAACAGGGTCAACATAATATCTCGTTTCGTTGCAAAATGTACCTTTAAGATACGGACAATCAGGCTTTTTAGGCAATGAAATGTCAAAATGTAAGTGGCTACCAGTCGAATTCCCACTCGTGGGTCTCCCGTAAAGCCCCAAAATCTGTCCTTTCTTAACCTTATCGCCCTTTTTGACTTTGAGTGAATTATACTTCATATGTTGATATCTCGTAAATGTTCCGTCATTATGCTTAATTGCGACACAAGTACCCATACCAGCATTACCCGTGCTCTTATTTGTGCCATTTATGTTACCAGTATAAATAACAACACCGTCAGCATATGCTAATATATGCGGAGTTTCACTTGTCGATTTAGGAATTAAATCTACGCCTTTATGTGTGTGATTACTGTATCCCATAAAAGGACAAGTCATTTTCGTTTCGCTCGTATCCATTACCTTTGTAGTAACATTTAATACAGTTGCCACAATTACTCACTTCCTTTATCAACAAATGCTTGAATTTTATCGTTCTTTAACATTTCCCTCATAAGAACAAGTGCTTCGTCAACAAGTGCTGAAAAAACAGCAAACGGGATAATTGCTTGAAGTTTAGGGAACTTTGCAATAAACATATCATATACATATGCTAACTTAAGTTTACCAGTCCCACCGCCAAACTCTTTTTCAGCCTGTGTAACAGCCCAAAGTAACCAACTCTTAATCTTATCAATACCAAAAAGTCTGTAAGCAACCACAGTTGCCACAACAGCAGAAACAACTATTACTGCAAGTAAAATCCAAAATTCTTTATCCATAAATAATGCCTCCTAATTTGTTTAAAATATTTCTCATTCTCCTGGAGTATCGTCTGAAATCTTTGCACCAAGTTTCCAAGTTCCACTATCTTTCCAAATAAACATATCAAAATAATTATTATTAGTATATTGATACCATACAAACTTATATACTACAGTGCCTGACGGAATTGTTTCTGTGCCACCACTAATACTATTAACTGTAACATCCTGGTCAGTAGTAATTGCGGCTGTACTTCTTGGTGAATAAAATGTAACTTCACTCATTTCATACTCAATTGTAAGTTTGGCACACTGTAATTATCAGGTACGATATCTTCAGGAACTTGTGTAAATGTACCGTTGGAGCTTAAATCAAATAACACATCATATGAAGTATTGACTGATGTTGTATTAGGAATACTATCTAAAGTTGTTGTAATTTCAGTGATTTCTTTATCACTATTAAAACTGCAATCAATTCCAAATATGTGTGCAAAACTCTCAAACCCTGTTGGTTCGTCAGAATTATTAGCAAAAGCAATTCCAAGCTGTAACTCTCCGCCAGCATCTGTTTCATAGTGAGAAGAACCACACCTTCCAGTTATTCCAGTTCTTACATATTCACCGAGAGAAGCAGAAGCAAAACTTAAGCCGACTC